AGAGAACTCCTTATCAAGTTTAGCTTTCAAATCCGGCTTCTTCTTTACTGTTACCCCTGCTTTATCAAACAGAGGTAAAGGCTTGTCTTTTTTCTTAGCTTTGGTTCGTTTAATGTAATACGGCATTGTTTATAATTTTAGTTTGTGGTGGCAGCAGGATTCGAACCTGCAATGCTTGGCAATCTTCTACATCTTCCGTGTAACACTGGATTGGTTCGTTTTACAATGATGCCCAGTTTTCATAACATCGTAACCAAGTCTACTAAGAGTTGTCAGCGTCTACCTATTTCGCCATACCACCATGTTCGCCCGCCAATCTTCACAGACAGGCAGGCAGGTTAACAAAGTTATACTTCGATGATTACGATGTCCGGTGCAATTTGTCTGATAGCATCCAACTGTTCATCAATGACTTTATTTTTGTATTCCTCGATGGCCTCATTCGCACCGGCAGACACAAGAGATAAAGAAACATCCCGACCGTCCACATCAGCGTAAATTTCGATTTCTATCTCTTCACAGGCAAAACCTTTGAAAAGAGGGATGTTTAGTTTGAAAGATTTTGGAAGGTTGGAATCAACCACCTGTGAGTAGTTATCCACCTTACTACCATTTTCCTCCTTACTGCGTTCGATGTCTTGGTTTACCTTTGCTTTGAAGTTTTTCAAAGTAGAAACAAGCATCATGTTTTGCGACTTGTCAGTAAAGAAAGCTCGGTGCATCTTCAAAAACTGCGATAATTTGATAGGTTCCCATTTCTTATCGGTATTAATGCCGAACTCTACCATCTCTTTGGACGGCTGAAGTACTCCGGTGATGACATCTTGGTAATAATTTGTTTCGTTAATCGTTAAAATCATCCCCATCTTGTCACGATTCACGATAATATTGGACGACTTTTGGTTGATTAAATCAATACGTTTCTCTAACCATCTGTAAGGCGCATCAATCGTCCCGTCTATCATAACCCTTTCCGGCTCTTTTATCTCCAGTTGTTCGGGGGCTGTTCCCTCTCTCAATACTACTTCAATAGGCGTACCATTATAATCTTTCGGTACAACCACGTTTAATTTGTTTTCGCTCATGATTCTGTTCCTGTTTTACGGTTAATATTAAAAATAGTTCTTTGCATTTCCTGCGGCATGATAGGACGGGAATAAACCAGCTCACCCAGTTTGTTGTAATACCCGGCCATCTTTTCTTCATTATAGAGAATTTTCACACACTCTTCATTTTCAACATATTCAGAGCCTTTCTTTATATTTTCAAGAAGTTCCTGTTTCCTTTCATTCAAAGGCTTTAGCTCTGCCTTAAATGCTTCCATTGCTTCTTTTTTCTCTATCTCAATATCATTAATTTGAATTGAGGTTTCAGCAAGAGATTCTTTCTTTTGAGCCAACTCATCCGGTGTAAAGCGATGAGTATAGCCAATCTCTTCCACTGCATCGGCATTGTCCTGTAAGAACTGCCATCTATCCTTTTCGGGGATTTCTTGACCTAAAAATTTGTCCATAAAATAAAATGATTAAATAAATTCTTTGTTACGTTCAATTTCTTGCTGGGCATATACCAGCATTTGATATTCATTTGCAGCCGGCAAATAAATTCCTGCCTGTGCCGCACTCCAATTACGAAAACGGTCAATAGATAAGGTCATTTCGCCCGTTGTCAGTTCGGCAGAACTGCGCAAATAGAATACTTCATTGCCCTTCTTGTTGACTGCCTTTCTCTCAAACAAATCACGGTTGCAAGTCCTCTTATAGAAGTCAATTTTGGCTTCGTCAAGGCTACAACCGTACTCACTACCGAAATATCCTAAAAGAAGATGTAAGTAGCTGTTTTGGGCAAGCGTGCGGTTAGGAAGTTTCTTTTTCACTTCCACCACCGCACGTTCACTAAACAGCTTGTTTACATACTCTTTGAACTTGGGTATTTGATATTCATTCTTCAAATCGAAAATCATACGCTAAAAAGGCAAATTGTCCTTTGCATTACCATTCGCATCAACCGGAGGCGGAAAATCCTGCGGTTGATGATAAGTCGGCTGTGGTGATGGTTGTTGTATTGGTACAGTCTGTGGGGATTGGGATACACCGCCACGTCCTTCTATTTTGTAGCACCGAATAGATGCCATACGTTTGAGTTCTCCGTCCTGATTCGTCCAAGAACGCCCTTGCAACACGAATGATACAGTAACGACATCACCCTGATTAAAGCGGTCAAGTTCTGTACACTTGTCACCCGAAAACTCTAAGGGAATAATGTTCTCATACTCGCTACGCTCTCCCGTATAAGGATCATAAGTGGTAGCGTCTAAAATAAACTCCCGTTTCGTGAATGAGGAACCACCGTTTTTGGATGGGATTTGAACGGTTTGTCCGATTTCGATAATTCTTCCAGTTATTTGATTTGCCATTAATTTTCTCCTCCAAAAATCTTTTTATCGGTTATAAGTTCTTTGTTTTCTTCCAAGAACCGGATAAATTCCTCACAATGGCTAGTCAGAATAGATATATCACGTTCGGGGTTGAAAACGTATGTTTCCGTATAGGTATCTACTACATAACCGCCTTTGTTGAACTCTACAATATTGTACTCAAACGTTCGCACATCCGAACCGTTCTTCATCAAAGCGTAAGGATAAACCAAATGTTGATGGTGGTCTTTGAACTTCCCTACGGTATAGCTTCCGGTTGTTTTGATGTCGTGGACGCTGGCTGGCATCAGTTCGTCAATTACCCCATAAACCAAAACATTGCCGTATGCGGTTGGAAGAATCGCTTCTACTCTTTGTTGGGTTAATGCGCCTTTGTAGTAATTGGCAAACTCTCGGCAAAGTGAGATTGGGAAAGTAAAAACACGATTATTATAGGTAGCTTTCAAACCGATAACCTCGTTGGTTTGAACCTCATCGTAATACAAGGGTTTACCTGTTTCGTCACAAGCTCCTTCGCGTATTACCTTATATACCTTTTCAACCTGCACAGTTTCGGATTTCCGATTTTCAATCATACAGTCAATAACCTCATTAAAGGCTGTTCCCTTGTCTGCCGCTTCGCTATCGAATGGCTTGCGGTTAATCCGGTCTATCAGTTCTTGAAACTGTTGTTTGTGAAATTCTTCGGGAGTATGGGGCGGATTTTCTGACCACCCCCAGTACTTATCCCAAATCACATCACTATTCAGATATTCCCCAAAGGCATCAAGAAGCGTTGTGTAAATACGATATTTAGGCTGCTGGTTCATATTTCTTTTCTGAATTAAGTTTCAGATTCAAAGACTTCGCTTTGTTGGCTACCAACTTTGCCGCCATTTGCTTTGAAGAACCAACGTGCTCAAAATTATCTATTTGCGCGATAAAATTATTAGCAGATTCCGCATCCGTAATAAGTTCGATCTGTTCTTTTATCTCTTCAATAACTTTATCATACTTTTCCTGTGCCGCTTTTTTGGCTGCAAGCATACCCAAATACGAATTGATTATCTTGGTAGTGATAAAGTCGTTTTTGGCAGTCGGATTGCCATTCTTGTCAAGGATGGTAGGAACCTCCATTACTGAAGGAAGATTGCAGGTATTCTTACCGTCATTTCTTGAAGTCGGGTCAAAAGTTATAGTGCGTCTTTGAACGCCTCTTTCACTTTTCATTTCAAGATAGCCGAGCAAATCCAGTTCGGTAACGATGGAGTTGTAGGATTTTTCACGTAGAGCAGGAATGAACACCGTATCATCACCCTCTTTCCGTGTGTCCCGATGGGCAACGAAAATGATGTGTTTATTCAAGCTTGAGAGCGTTCTTGTCATCCATGAAAACTCTGCATTAATACCGCTCCAATCCCTGATAGACGGTTGGCGGCTGCCACATTTATAAGTAATGATGAAATCCATCATCTTACCAATGGTATCAACTACGATTGTCTGATAAGCCGATAAATCTTCTTGCAAAACCTGTTGCACATCATTCCATGAAGTGACCTGTACGGTATCTATGTTTTCCAGATGCGCCATATTCATACGCTTGACTCCGTTGTCAAAGTCCAATAATAACGGTTTCGGTGCGCTCAATGCCACTGTTGATTTTCCCATACCAGCTTGACCGTAAATCATCATCTTTACTATGGTAGGGATTACTAATTCATTACTTTTTTTGATAAGACTCATAATCGTAAAATTTAAAGGGTTAATTATATTCTTTGCTCTTTAGAATCAACGGCATAAAGAAGCACATCACAGGCATTGATAGCGTATGGAGACATTTTTGTGGTTCCGGTCTTTTCTGCCCGTATTTTCTTCTCCGCTATCAGTTTTTCAAGTCTATAGCGACCGCCTACAAACTCTTTTGCCTGCTCTTTATTGAGAGAAACTCTGCTACCTATTCGATAGAGAGTATTTAGTTTTGCTTCTGCATTCATTCTGGCCTCCTTATTCTTTCAATTCGTTCAACCTTTGCTTCTCTTCCTCTTCTCATCTCGCTTTGTTCGTGGTAAAGCGATAGTGAGAATACACATAATAGAAAACAGGAAACAGAAGCCCTAACTATTGGTGATAAGTCTAAGGTGAACTTAACACGATTAAGTCTTTCCATCATTTTAATGGATAACTCACTTCTGTTTCTTACCTGTAGCTTTTCATATATGCTCTGCATGTGATTTCTAATAGTGGCAGAGGAACGAAAAAGAAGATTAGCGACCTCCTTCACCTCTAACCCGCCACCATACAATTGAGCGATTTCATTTTCTCTATCAGATAGCTCTGTAAATACTCTATCCATAATCGTGTAAGTTTAAATACTATTTCTGCATATTATTTATAATATACATTGATCCGGTGTACTTGTTTTTAGAGATTGTGTATGCCGGCTTGCCGCCTGGAACAACAACACCTTTATCTCTCAATTCTTTGCTAATTACATGGGCTTGTTGTCTGTAGCCTGTAACATCAACTTCTGATAGCGGGATAATCTTCTGTTTGCCCGGTTTTACTTTTAAAATCGTTTCTCTGATTGTTGCCATAAGATTAAAAATTAAATTAATGATTGGTGGGTGATAGAGGAATCGAACCCCTCTCAATTATGATAATTGGCTGCGCAGCACAAAGCTCTAACCGATAAGCTAACCACCCATATAAGAAAGGTGTACTATCTTCACAGACGGTACACCTAGTACAAACACAAAATAAAACACGACAAAAACTACTATATTTTTCAGAATCCGCCCGGCTGGTTTCCCTTACTCACAGTACTGGTTTATTGCAGGAACCTTATGTCGGATTGTCGGTCTACCTTTTTGCGGATTTCTGTTTGGGTTTTAGTTGTTTCAATTCTTCAATCATCCTTTCAAGGCGATCGTATTCTTCTCTTCCGGCATCGTAATCAAGTACGATACAGTCACGGCAAAACTCTAACCGCTTAATTTGCAGATCTAATGTTTCATTCATATCTATTTTGTTATGAAGTGTTTTAAAGGTTATTCACGTAATTCTGTGTAGGAGATTCTGACAAAAGCAAAACAGCCGATACAAATAATCCCCATGATAATAATAGAGATGGCTTTTATTGGGCTATGGGTTGTGATTGCCCCATAAAACATAATTATAGCGCATAAGGCTAAAAGTATGGCTAAAATCAACTGGATTAACTTCATCTTAGTTCTCCTTTTCTACTTTAAAACCCTTATCTTCGAGATAACTAATTATGGTATCTTCACTGACTTGGTTTAGAACCTCTGTTTCATCCATTTCGGAAACAAGACTGGCTACATCAAAATAATCCACGCAATCGGATGCACTTACAAGTGACAATAAACTATCAGCACCCACTTTTGAATAATAATGTGACATAATTGTAAAATTTGAAAGTTTGTTCCCCTGAACCAATTCGATTGGCAACATCACGTTATAATCAGGGGATTTTCTTAACTTTGAGGTGTCTAACTAAAAATTAAGAAATATGAAACAGTTTATTGAAGTAAATCTTAAAAATGGAGGTGTAACATTAGTTAATGTAAACACTATTAGTTTTTTGAGTGCATTAAATAGCGGCAAGGTGCAAATTATCCTTACTTCACCATCTTCAAATGGCTCTCATTTCATAGAAACGAGTGAAACATACGAAGAAATAAAAACTAAGATTCAGGAAGCCCTTTAATCCATTTATAGATTTGGTTGGCGGTATAATATACACAATCATAATGTGTGTTTGTCTTTACCGCCAATCTTACACACCATTTACGCAACCTTATATCGTTACGCCTTTTAATATACTGAACTATTCTTTTAATCATCTTTTTTCTCTTTATTGGTTGGATATAACTTCTCGCTCCACTCTCTTATAGTCCTATTTACATAGTGGACTACACTATCATCCGGCAAGTCAGATACTAAAATATTCGGCATATCTTTACCTGCTTCAGCATTAATGATTGAATAAAACAGAAATTTGTATGCTTGCTTATATTGGATAAGCTCATCTTTCAATTTACAGATAGTATTTACATCTGTATTGGTAAATCTTCTTTTTCGCCTATGTTTCATAATAATATGTTTTAGTTAGTGCCCGTGCTCTCATCGAAGAGAAGAACTCTTATCACAAGTTCGGCACGGGCTATATTGCACCTGTTAGCGCAACCGTTGCCTACTCGGTAGTGCTTACTGATAAAGACATTTTCAGACTAACAGTAAATTTCATTTCAATTATATAGCCTACCACCGTTCACCGCATCCCTGCTATGGTGGCTTCTATATCTCATTATCTTTGGTTGACCTAAATAGTTTATGAATTACACTATAAAGGCTTTTACAATATGTCAAAGAGCTTAATCAATAGTGCCCGTGTAGAATATTCTCTACGTCTGCACGGGCTGTCGTGCTCGGTATAATCATGTAAGATTCTACGCGTATCTGCTTAAACCTTGAATCAGACAGAGGGCATCATAATCCATGTCGTTATCTTCGTCTGTATCCGGTCCTGAAAGGATGGCTTCATAGGTATCAATTTCTTCTTCGATAACTTCTATGATGTCAGCCTTGCAATCTACATTGTAAACTCTACGGGCTGTTTCTTCATCCATATTCTGAACATTGTCCAAGTCTCTGTATAAGGCATTCAAGCCTTGTTCAATCTCGTAACGTGTCATAATCATGCAATTTTTAAAAGGTTAGCTTTCTTGAAACATCTGAACTCACCGCGTTCTGTATCGAAATAGGTTTGAACCGTATCGTTCTTTACTCTTTTATCAGTACCGGTCATTGCCGGCATGTATTTTTCGCAAAGTGTGCCGTAAGCTTCTCTCATTGTGCCATCTACTTTCTGAAAATAGAACTTCACAATCTTGCTTTTCATTTGAGCTTTCAACTTCATATTTGCCCATGCGCATTTCAGTGCTTCGCTCATTGAGAAACCGTTTCTCTTTACAAAAGACCATGCTAGACTCATGACTTCTTTCATTTGATTTTTAAAATTCGTGCTCATAATCGTGTATTTTAATATGTTTATACTATTGTATATGACCTTAAAAATGTCTTTCTTTGCAAAAGTGATTAGGTTATCACTGTTTGATGATGCAAATGTACAAACAATGTTTGTAAATACAAACGGTTATGTAACAAACATTGTTTGTATAACATTGTTTAACTATTTGGGCGGTTTATACCTTATTATATGAGTATGGATGATTTATCGAACATAATAGCGGGGATAAGCGCAGGTGTGGCATTCATCTCTGCCATATTCACTGGATTCATGTTCTACCGGTATGATAAAAGACTAAAGGAACAGGAACAGAAGATAAACGATTTCCAGCTCAAAGAATACGCACGGAAAGAAATCGAAAGTAAAAAGGCTTCATTGAGAGCGGAAGTGTTTTGTATCAACGGTGAATGGAAGATAATGATTCAAAATGAAGGGGTTGCTCCCGCAAGAAATGTTAGACTTTTGTCACCGGGTTTGACACCGGAAGAAGGAAGGATAAAAATCATGAATGAATCCATACTACCTTATCCTATATTGAATAGGAATGATAGGTTTTACCTTGATTTATGTCTTATGGAATTTCATGACATTAAGCCTGTTATTCAACTATTTTGGGATGACGACTACGATGTTGACCGGAACATAATACAGGCTTTATGCCTTTGTTGAATCTGCATAAACAGCAAGTAGTACGAATGAATATAATATAGCAAAAGTAATGAGTATATAAATGGCGTTAACAATCTTTCTATTAATATGCTTGTCAACAAAAATGAAGTAAGATTTAACGAGCAAAAGAATAAGAAGAAAAATTAACAAGGCAATAGCCATAGATACTAACGCTAAAACATATATATTCATAGTAATAAAAGTAAAGCGACCAACTCCAAAGTTGCGGTTTGAAGTTTGGTCGCCTATATAGTCCCTTACGGGAACAGTTAAACAAATTAGTCGAAATCATCCGCAACTTGATTTTGATGCAAATATACAAACATTGTTTGTTGAAACAGAAAGAGATGGGAAAAAGAATTTCAAATTACGAAGAACTACCGATACCAAACAAGAAGGTATATGATTTAGTCCTACATTATACGGACGGAAATGTTAGAATGTTCGCTGAATATATTGGAGTTACACAGCAAGTTCTTGACCGTATATTTAAAAAAGACAGCAGAAACAAAAAATACCCAAAGGTGTCCGATGGAATAAAAGATGCCCTTAAGGCAAAATTTAATTTCAACGATGTGTGGTTTTACGATGAAAATAACGAATCCAACGAAGATAAGCCTAAGATAAACTTTGCCGAAGGAGTTCCTTATTACAATGTGGACTTCATCGGTGGTTTTGATTTGGTTTTAAACGACCAGACAATAAATCCGGAATATATGATAGATTTCCAAAAATACAATAACGCAGATTGTTGGTGTAATGTAACCGGCCATTCAATGGAACCTGAAATTAATCACGGTGATATAATAGCATTGAAGAAGATAGAAGATAAATCTTTTCTTCCACTCGGAGAAGTCTACGCAATCGTTACAACAAATGATATGCGCACTATAAAAAGGTTGGGAGCGGGGAAAACGGATGATACTTATACGCTCATTCCGTCCAACAAATCACCGGAGTATTCCCCGCAACAACTTCCGGCAAGGATGATTAGAACTATATTCCAAGTATTGGGAGCTGTAAAGAGATTTTAGAAACTAAATATTTAAGATTGTGAAGAAGATTTTATTTTTAATGGCAATGCTGCCAATGTTTGGTTTCGCACAAAATAAGTATTTCAATGCTGACGGAATCAATAAATTAAAAAGTACGGTAAGCCTTGCAAAACTACAGGCATCAAACTCCTCGATTCAAACGGTTGCTGAAATACAGCAACAATTCTTAAGTAAAATAGATACTGCTCAAAATACAAATCCGGTATTAAAAGCCAGTAAAGAATACATTTCTGATTTATATTCCGAAATGTATCAAGGAAGCGGAAAAAATGATTTCAGTTTTGCCAGTTCATCGTGGAATCCAGAAATCCTTGTATACAATACAGGAAATGTCTTACTTTTCAAAACTTTAATATATTCATCTGTATTCAATAATAGAGTATTAGATAAAAGGCAAAGAGCCAAACGCATAGTGGAAGATATTTCTAATCTAATCTACCAAAGAATATCAAGCAAAGTAAGTACTCAAATACCTTATATAGGACTATGTATTTCCTATTGTGATAAAGATTTTGGAGAAAAATATGAATTAGCAAAAGCTGATTGTATCATTGTAGTAGCACCATCTTCTGCAATAAAGTCTTATGGGAATTGCCAAATTTCAGAAGATGAGTTTTGCAAAAAGTGCGATTACTATTTGAGTGATAAAGATGAATTTATGGGATTAAGAAAAATTGATTTAAAAATATATGATTGACTTTTTAACTATCGTACTCCTAATATTTGGAGTACTGCAAATCATCCTCTTCTTCAAAGTATGGGGAATGACGAATGATATTAGAGAAATAAGGAATAAGTATCTCAAGAATGAGGACGAAAAAAGGAGAGAGGAAGCGGTGTGTGATCCAACACCTAAAGTTAGTAGTGGATCTAAACCTATAATATAAAACCTATTATTAACATTTCAATTCTACCTTAAAAACAGCAATTGTATAGTAGATTGTGTTTTGAAAAGGTTAGAAAAGAGTGCTTAATAAATTAGTAATCAGTATAATAATAGAGCTGCTATACGGGACTTCGTAACGCGTAGGTCGCCAGTTCAAGTCTGGCTAGCGGCTCTCAAACTAGAACGCTGATTATTAATTAATAATCAGCGTTCTAGTTTTTACAGGATTCCCTATTCTTATTTTAAAAGGGAAATCCTGCGTATGTAATAGATGTGAAATATAAAAATGTAATCTATGTTGAGTCGTATTATTGTTTTAGTGGTTGCCGGAGTAGCCGTAGTCTATATCGTTCGCTTTATAGATAACTTTTTCTCCCAGCGTAGAAGATAAAACTAGCTTTCAAACATTCTGCTGCGTGCGAGCATACAAGCGCCAACGATGCCGGCTTT